TAAGGAGTCGAAGAAAATTCTTTATAATTCTCAATTGGGAGAAGAAGAAGAATTTTTCAATGATGTAAAAAATTTTCTTGGTAACGCGAAAACTTTTACAGCAGACGCATGGCAAAAAGTTAAGCCATTAATTAGCAATAATTTTAGTTTTGAGAAATATTATATTATTTTTGGATATATTAAAGCTTGCAAATTAACTTGTTTATTTTGCGATATCTTTGATATACTCATTTCATTAGAAATGATGGAAAATTTTGTTATTAAAATCGAAGGATGGGACATTAATGTTCCCAGAAAGCGTAAAGGTAAAACTAAGATTACTGATTTATTTGAAGCGAGTTATTTATTCGCGAGAGCATTTAAGAAAGCTTATTCAGAATTTCCGACAAGAGGTTTTGCAGCCTTTTACGGAGATGGTAAGAATGGTTTATTTGAAGAAGATTACACTTATGTAACTTCTCATAATGTACTTATAGATACAGGTGCGATTAATACCGAAGAGGATATTAAAAGTTTTGATCTTAAGTTACAGAGAGCCATTGATACTTGTAATTCAATGATAGGAGCTAATTCCGAAAGGAGTTATTATACTCCTAAATTGAGAGAGCTAAAAGTATTACAAGCTAAACGCATCGCGTCGCAAAAAGATTTTATTAGGATGAAACCGTATGGCATTTTATTGACCGGAGGTTCATCGGTTGGTAAATCTTCTATTGCAAATGCTTTAACTCGTTATGTTTTGAGTGTGAATGGTTTTCCATCGTCAGCTAATTCAGTCGTTGTATTGAATGAAGCTGATAAATTTCAATCTGAGTTTCGTACTTATCATACAGGAGTGATCCTTGATGATTTGTGCAATAGCACAGTTGATACAACAGATGGAAATCCTTTACTTAAGGTTATTCAATTTATTAATAATTCACCACAATCAGCATTGAATCCTAATGCTGAAATGAAAGGAAACGTTATGATAGAACCAAGGGTAGTTTTGGCCACTACAAACGTTAAAGGATTGAATGCAGCACATTATTCTAATGAACCATTATCCATAGCTCGTAGATTTGATGTTACTATTACGCAGAAGGTTAAACCCAAATATCGTTTGTTAGATTCAGAAATGTTAGATACTGCTAAAGTCGCTGAAGATTTTAGTAATACTGCATT